TGCGACCAGGTCCTGTTTGTTCAGCAAGTTGTTTTTTGGTTAATTTTTTCTTCTTGTTAAACCAGAAGTATTTTTTACCAATATAAAATCTACCATCGGTTAAATTGGTAATTTTATAAACAAAACCAATGTAGTCTTTAGGATTTAATTTATCCCAATATAACCATTTACCTGTATCCATTATGTATCGTATTTTATAACAAATGTTGTGTCTGCAATGTCTGATATTTGCGTGGGTTGGCCTAACTTAGCTACCATTAATAATTCATTTGCTGCATTATATACACCAACTGTTGTAACATAAGGATTAAAGTAAGAAGCAGTAACAAAATCGTATAATTCTCCTTTACTACCAGATATTACTGTTGGGTTTTGAGTAAAATTAAATTCATTTTCTCCTACACGGCAATGTATTTCATTTTCATAAACGACTTGTTCGTTTTTAAAACGCATTACAAATGAACCTGTATTTGAAGTTAGAACTGGCATCGTTTATAAATATATTTTAGAGAGGATTATGCACACACGCCTGAATCGTTATTTGTTATGAATGAAACAAATAATACATAATCATATAAATCACTTAATAAAATAGGATTATAAATTAAAGGATAAAGATTTAGAAGATAATTATCAGAATATGTAAGACAAGCAGTGTATGAAAGTGGAACAGAATATCCATATCCTGGTGTGCCAGCACTAGCTCCAATATTTATTTGGCTTACATTAGATCCTTTAGGTCCATACGCTAAAATTATTTCTATACCATAAGGTATTGAAAATGGATCATATCCTGCAATTGAAGCAAAACTACTTGTATTAGCAGATAAAGCAGAATCTACCCAAAAATATGTATTATTTCCAGACCAAGTAACAAATTGAGAACTATCAAATCCATTAAATCCATATCCTGATACTCCACAAAGAGATGAAGTTACAATACTATTAGTACTTATATTATATCCTACTTGTGATATTAAACCATCTATTTGTGGAGTGAAGAAAAAAGTACTATTTCCTACAGCACAATAAAGTCGATTTGGGGGAACTGCAGGTGCACAAGATGGAACAGAATAAATCCCATCAGGATTATATACACCATCCCATATAGGAGCAATCAAACCAGCAGAACTAGTTACCGCATATCCACTTGCTGAAATTGTTAAATTACAGTTTTCCCAAACATGATCACCTAAATCTATACTAGCCCACCCGTTAGGAGATTCAGAAGCAGTAAAATATAAATTACTAAATGAAGCAGTACAAGTATTTTGAGGATCATTTCCTGGAGGAGTACTTCCTGTAGGTAGATATTGTACTAATGATGATACTACTTGAGCCGGAAGAATATATGGAGTTTGTGAACTTGAATTATTTAATGAGCACGATATATTATCTGTTGCTGATATAGACCAACTTATAGGTCCTTCTAAACATACACCACTTACGGGCATACTAATAGAAGTAGTGGCAAAATTACCAGCAAATGAACCTGAAACTACTGGTGTAAAGATAGGATTAGCTACAGTTTTAACTGATAAAGTTACATGATAACTTGTATAATTTCCACCATGTAAACTAAATTGAGCTGTATATGGATCATAAAGCCCAGGTTTATAAATATAAAGAGCACCTGTTGGATTTAAATCAAGATCAAATTTATTAGGGCTACCTATTGTTATTGCAGAAGTTGTAATAGCACATCCTCTAGCATCAATTAAAGAAGCATAATAATTACTTCCAGAAGGTAATCCTGATGCTGTTATATTACCTCCTACTCCAGAAAGAGCAGAAATGGGTCCTGCAACTACTGTAGAACCACTATATATAGAAGCTGTTACTGAGCCACTTCCTCCACTAAAATCAAAGAGAATCTTACCAGTAGATGATCCGTAACATCCTACATTAATAGGATTAGGTGTATAAGTAATAGGAAACCCTGTTAAAACTTGTATAATAGATGAAGTTGAGGAATTACAAGTTCCTGCGGTATCAGTAACATACACTACATAAGATCCTGAATCTAATCCTGAAGGAGTAGCTGTATTATATTGAGAAAAAGGTAATAATTGATTACTCCAAGCTGATCCTGTATTAAACCAATAATAATTGTAAGGAGGAATACCTCCAGTTACTACTATTGATATAGCACCCACATTTCCTCCAGTAGAAGGATCACAATCACTTTGTGTAGTATATGAAGTAATACTAATTGGAAGAGGGTTTGTAAATGGTAAACTAACTGATTGAGTTGAACAATTCAAACTATTAGTAAAATATAATATTTGATTACTAGTTAATCCATCAAATAATTTTGGATAAGTAGTATGCCAAGGACCACTTGGTGAAAGTGAAACTGATACTGGTGTATCACTTGATGCTGTTATTACATAAATAGATCCAGTTCCTCCAGTACACAATATAGATTGAGTTGTGAAATTATATAATATAGGACCATTATTAACATCAAATACAAATGATGCTGTTTGTCCTACATTATCTATAGCATATAAAGTATGAGCTGAGGGGAATGGAGTTATTGTAAATGAAAGGGTTGGTTGATATAAATTACTAATAGGAGTCCATCCTGAAGGAGTATCTAATGCATAACTATAAGGAGGAACACCATAATCTATACTAAAAGATACAATTTGAGGAGCAGAAGATAAATAACATCCCGTAGTATAAGATATTAAATTAATTGCTAAAGGAGAAGAATATAATTCTAAACTAACAGTAGCATAGTTACTTGGTACTCCTATTGAATTTGAAACAAAATATGTTCCTTTATATAATCCAGGAGTTACTTGTAAATTATTAGGTGCGGTAGAAGTAATATTTATTACACTATTAATTACTGTATTGTCTGGAAAAGTATATCCTGATAAAGGGGATATTACTGATAGACTTGATGTGTCTAATATATTACAATCATCAAAATCATTGATTAATACGTTTAATGATTTAGTTGGTTGAACGTTTAATAATCTATAAGAATTGTTTTGTGCTACAGGTTCTGTAGGGTAAAAACAAAAATAATCTTCATTTGTGATAACAACCATTCCATGAGAATATATAATATTACCAACATGGACACCTTGATTGTTTTGAGTACCTCCATAAACGTTTGCTAAGTAAGGAGTATTTTCATAAATTGAACTTGTAATTGCTTTATTATCCATCAAGTTACCTTGTCCATCATCTTGAATTAAATAATTACTTGATGAAATTTCAAAAGTTCCAGGCTTAATACCTGAACCAAAAATATCTTGTGGGATTGAAATTACTCTAATTAATGAAGGATCTGAAGGGAAACTAGCTGTATCATATATAGAACTAGTGGTATTATAAAAATATCCTCCCGAACCACTATCTTGACCAAATATTCTTATATTTGTTAAATAGTTTGAACCTGAAGTTAAGGCTGTTTGTAAATAGTTTTCATATGAAGATGAAGTCCAAAGTACATTTGAAAATCCACCTGATATGAATGATTGATAGTAAAGTTTTTGGATTGAGTCGTAAATTAGTCTACGGGCATATCCATTACTTGTAACATCATTTTCTGGATTGTATGGATTACAAGGAACTTGTCCTGTAGCGGGCCCATCAGAACAACTTACGTTGATGATAGGTTCATATTCTCCAGAGTAAACTACAATTCCGTACTCTGTTAAAGAAGACGAAGCAAAAGTATACAGCTTATTTGCTGTATACGGGGATATCGTAATATCCGAAGGGCTTAATGTTTTGTATGCAAAACTCATTCATTAGAAATCTAACTTTACTCTAATAAGTGCTTCTTTGGTAAAATCTTTCGTTAAAGGTTTACTCAATTTAGCTACCGCTAATAATTCATTCGAGTCATTATATAAACCTACAGTAGTAGGGAATGTTTGGGGGTTGTTTACAAAACTTGAGTAAACAAAATCACCAGTACTTCCACTAATCATTGAAGGGTTAGTTGTATAGTTGAATTCAGGGTTTTTAACTCTTACAAACACATAATCTGATGTAATTGTTTCTTCACTATTCATTGAAAACGAACCTGAACCAATAGCTCCTGAAATTGCATTAAATAATAAAGCACAAGAACCAGAAACACCAGTTAAAGCACCATTATTAGTAGTTAAAACAGATTCAGAAAAAGGAGCTAAGTTAATACCACCAGAAGCAAAAGGTAAAGCTAATGCTCGTGGATTTAATATAATTAAGTCAACATCAGGTAAGAAATAACCATAAGAACCAGATACTGTGTATCCAGGTGTTATACCTCCACCTACCGAAGATGTTGTTGCTGTACCATTTGAACCACTTACAATATCATAAACTCTACCTGCATCACAGTAAGTAACTGTTGATACATTATTACTATTATTTGTTAATAAAATTGAGTTTGGAGTAGCTGTCATAAGTCTACTTCCTGTAACTGTACCATTCCAAGGAGTACCTGTGTTGGTAGTATTTTCAGAAAGTCTTAAATTGAAAGTACCTAAAAATAAATGTTCTTTATAACGAGCTCTTTCAATATTAAGAACATAAATGTCTACTGAACTTGTGTTTTGACCTCCAAAATTAAAATTTGTATTTTCATCACCATTAACTAATGTTCTATATTGACCATAAGTTGTTCTTGTTGGTGAGTTTTGAGGAACTAAAAGATTGTATGGCGCAGAACCTGAGGCATCTATTCTACCATAAGCAATAGAAAATTGGAGTGCCGAAGCAGTATTACTTGACGTTAAGTTATATACATTTAAATAAGCAGAAGAACCAGTAGTAGTACCACCTACTCCAGATGACGCAGTAAAAAACTGTGTTAAAGTAGGAGTATCATTTGACCATAAAGTGGATGTTACTGAGTCAGCACTTATTACAAAATCCTCAGGGTTAAATCTTACAAAGCTCATATTATTGTGTTACTTTTGTTATTGTTACAGGAATAGTGATTCTAGCACCTGAATCTCTACCAGTTATAATTAACTGAGTGAATAGAGATGTTTGTGTTCCAAATAAGGTATTAACAGTAGTTGCAGTCATATTGATTGTAGAACCAATTACTGTCTTAGATACGTTAGTACCAATAGTGGTAGAGGCGTTTAAGTTAACAGCTTCAGCTGTATTAATACCTACACCATTAAATTGAGATAATGTTCTAACATCAGCTATTGTAGCTGTATAACCAGAAGATTCAAATGTACTAGTAGCACCTAAATAGTTTAGTGTTTGAGGTGTAATAGAAAGTGAAGCACCTTGTTTTAATGTTATTGAAGCATAACCAACATCAATTACAGGTAATTTAGCTGTACCACGAGGCAAAGTTAGTAACTTATATTTCATGATTTGTGTCTCATCAGGAAATGCTTCAATGACTGGCATGTTTTCAATGGCTTCACCATAGAAAGCAGAACCTGAAGGATGGTTAGGATTATATGTAGTATAATCAACCTCATCATCTGATAAAGCAAATTGGGTGATTCTGAATGAACCATCATTTGCTGCTAATAGTTGTCTACCTTTTTTTGTTAATATTGCATCTACTGTTACTGTAGTTGAATTTAAATATCCCATGTTTTTTAACGTTTACTATATATAAATATAATGTTTTTGTATTTCTAAATTAGATTTTGTGCCTTAAGTTGTTTTATAATGTTACCTGCTTGTTCTCTTAGTGAGGCAGGAGCATCATCTGGTAAGATAATTCCATCAGAAGTTGCACCTGGTTGTTTTTGGTAATTAAGTACAATATTAGTTTCATCAGGTACTTTACTCATTATGATGAATTTACTGATATTTCGACATGTATCTTGATTACTTCCATTGTAATCTGAACATGAACGAGGATCAACTTGTTCGTCAAATTCAATAATCATACTTTGAGTATTATATAATATTTGAGTTTGAGTAGGTGTAACTACTCTTTTTACTTCACGTTCAAATACTTTACTAAATGTATCACTTTCAAACTCATCATAAAATCTAAATAAATCTCCTTGTTTAATTTTAAATACATCTTCAATTAACTCATATCCTCCACCTACCATAGCAGCAGATTGAGTTTGAACAAATCCTCCTTGCCAATAAGACATAGAAGTTGAAGCAGTAAGAATATTATAAGATCCTGTATCTCTTAAAAAGAACACACTTGAACCATATCCTGTATCTACAGAAGAAGATATAATTGTTGTTACTGCGGAAGTTGCTTGACGAGTAACAGCAGCAGTACTACTAACTCCACCATTGTAAAATCCCATTGATCTAGGATATGAACCTTGTGTAGCATTATGAGTATAAATATAAAATCCTGGTTCAGCATAAACTTGAACATACAAACTATCTCCAGTAAAGGCTACAGTATTATTATTAGCGGGAATTACTACTGTAGCAGTACCATAAAAGGCACCGTTGGCATAAGCATTATAATCATAAATTGAAGAAGTAGATAAAAAATCAATTGTATAACTACTATAAGCAACTATATTGTGAGTACCATATCCACCACCACCTCCAAAACTATTTAAAGAAAAGTTACTACCAAAACTACCTGTAAATGAAATATAAACGTTTATATCATTATTTATATAAGTAGTTAATAAAGTACCTGTTCTAGATATTGTAAAAGTTGGTTGGAAAGTAGCATATCCGTAAACATATCCCCCTGCTATTTGTCCTTGAAGTCCTGAAGTTGAAGCAATAGATGGAGAAGCTGGGATAGTTACAAATGAAGAAGCACCAGCAGCATTAGATATTAATGTTTCACCAGCAGCAGGAATATTTGTAATTACTGAGGATGTTAAATTGTAATTAAGTGTAGCTTCTCCATATGGATTATATAATACAGGAGTATATTTAAATCCACCAGCATATATTGGTTTTAAACCATCTAAGAATTTTTGATTTGATGGGTTTTGGTTATCAAATAAAGATATATCCGCTTGTTTATTATTAAATATGTCTTGTACAGGGAAAATATTTTTGTTTGCTTTAGTTAACTCTAATACGTTTGATTCAGCATCAATTAAATACTTAATATAAACGTTACTAATATAAGGATTTGTTGATTGTGTAAGTGCCATACAAGATCCAGAAGCAACTACTTGATTAAAATAACCAAATAATATAGAATTATTATTAATAACAGGAGAACTACCATATGAAATGTCTCCTACAGAGTAAGTATTATATAAAGCACCTATTAATTTTGAACCTTTATATCTTGGATTTATACTTCTTTTTAAAGTATAATTTGATTCAGGAACATCAGCATTTAAAAATGATGAACTTGCTGGAGATAGTTGTCCTAATGATCTTGAAACTATAAAATTGTTATTAACAGGAATAGATGGATTGTTGCCTACAGCATAGTTGTAATCAACATCCATTTGAAAAGTATATAATCTTGATTCTGAAACATTATTTAATGTTGGTAAGAAAGGCAATACTGAATATGTTTTAAATATTGATTGAGATGATAGTACATCTATTTTATTTAATTCTTTTACAACATTTCCTGTTGGTTGAGTATAAACAACTACTTCAGTACCATCATATTCACCTGTGTATAATGGAAATTTATCAGTTTGTAAAATATCTACTGAACCTGAAATTGTTTCATATACTTCGGTAAATGTGGTTGATAAAGTTAAAGCAGCATCCCCCATACCAGGACTACCAGCAATTTCTTCCATATCAATAGATTGAGAGAAATTACTTCCTGTATAAACTAAAGGTTCAAATCTTTGTGTTTTATTTCTTTCAAGGATATGGGGACGAATTACTAAACCAGTTGATAAACTAGCACGGGCAGGAGCCCAATCCTTAATCATTTTGAACAATGCATTATCAAAATAAGATAATAACTTAATTGTATCAAATAAATTTGCCTTACTATAATATTTTTGGAAATAAAAATTTCTTAATTCTGTTAATCCAGGATAAGATGTTAAGTATTGGTCTATAGGATTACCTATAAATTCATCAATATTAAAATATCCTAATTGATAAATGATATCATCATCAATTGAGTTTTGTGGAGAAACACTTACATCTAAGTAATTTAAATCATTAGAGAATGATGCGGTAGGAGGTAATACCGTTGTAACACATGGAGACAATGTATCTCCTGGAGCTACGCTTTGAGAAATAATTCTTACTTTATCTTGTACTCTACTAATAGCACCTACGTTAGGAGGATTTAATAATGAGTAGTATGTATTTGGAATTGTACTATTAGGTTGAAAATTATTATATCTACAAGCAGAAATTACATAAACATTATTAATTACTGTTCCATCTACAACCCCCGAAGATGAATACAATGAATTTACTGAGTTAAATGTATTTACTCCTAAAGTTGTGTTAATAGGAGTAATGCCATAAATGTTAGATGATTGAACTGGTGTAGAGATTGAAGGAATAAACCTATAGATAAATGATCCTGTTGGATCTACACTACCTGTAATTGTAGGGTGAATTGAATAATCATATCCTATTGAATAATAAGTATTGTATAAAGGACCTAATGTACCATTATAAATAGTAGTTGTGTTATTATAATCTCCTATAGCATTAGTATTACCATAGTGTACAAAAGTGGGATCAGGCATATTACCTAAAGCCATTCTATATACTAATTCTTTATATGATGAAGTATAACTATTAGCCTCAAACGACATTGGGTCTAATACATGATTACTAAAATGAAAAGGAGCAAAAACATTAGTCCATCTCCAATATCTAAAATCTTGAATTTGACCATTAAAAACTCTATTATTTGGGCCTAATATATTAGAAGATCCTGTTGAATTTCCACCTATATAAGCATGAAATTGGAATGAACCTGTTAAATCACTTAATGATGATCCAGAGTTAGCATTATAATTATTCCAAGAGTTGTTAAATGATGATGAGTTAGAGCCAATATATATTGAAGAAGATCCCTGATATCCTACTAAGGTACCATCACTTCCATCATATATAGAATTTTTAGTTATTAGAGTATATCTATTAGCATTCGAAGCTTGAGTTCTAGTAACACTACCTGTTTCTCTGTATAACATCAATGTCCACCATTCATTATTAAAGAAAGGTAAATAAATTGGAGTTGAATATTGATCAACCCCTGATGTTGAGCGGATTACAAACTGCATTAACCCCCAATCTTCAAAATTATTTTCCCCTATATATTGACCATAAAATGGAGTACCAGGTACATTTATTGATTGGCTTACAGTAACATTATATGATTGACTGTATGCTAATTTAATACCAAATTGAAAATCACTTCCAGTATCACCAACTTGAAATAAAGGTTGAATATATGAAGCAGATGCAGGAATATTAGTTTTAAATCTAAATTCTAAAGCATCAGGAACAATTTCATTTCCTGTGTCTATAAATTGAGATAAAACAGGTAACCAAGGTACATCAACAGTACCTACACCTTTAGTATCTAATCCATAGTTAAATCTTTCAAAATATTGCTCAATAGCAGGATAGTCTTTATTTGAACCACCATACTCATAAATGCGTAAAATTGTTTCAGGAACACCAAAACAGTTCATTAATGCTCTTAAACCATTATAAGTACCTCTTGCTTTTAATAAGTAAGGTAAGTTATGGTATAATCTTTTATATGTTTCAGCCGTAATATCCTCTGGAGGAGTTGTTTGAGATGATGCTGTTACATAATTAGTGATTAAATAAGAACCTGTTGGCGGTAATAATGAACCAGAAGGTGTAATACCAAACAATGAAGTATATATATCATCTGTATTATTACTATTAGTATATAATTTAATACCAAAACTAGTTAAGGCATCACCTACTAAATCTTTAGATATGCCAAAATTTAAACGGTTATCAGCATTATGAATATCAGTAATTGCTTTAGTATAGGTCCACATGTAATCGTAGTGTTGACCTAGCATAGCCATAAACGTTTCTAAAATAGCATTTTGAGAATCATCAGTTATATAACCAGGAAGATTATTCCAAAAATAGTTTCTATTATTTTGGTCATATAATGAAGCAGTAGCTATTTGATCATTATACCAAATTAAACCTTGAGATGATGTTACACTATAATTTATAAAAGGTTGTTGGGTGTTTAATTTAGGCCAAGCATATGCTGAATAGTTATAGTATAAAAAGTATTCATAGTCATCAAAATTTTTAATAACTTCATCTATTTTACCTTGTAATGTATTTTTACTTTGAGAAATAAACCCAACATTACTTAAAGTATTTAATTGATTTAAATCGTTTTGATATGATTCAATTAACCCTAATTTGTATTTAAAATTTTTTAGTCTATATTCCGCAGATGAAAAATGAATAAAATTATCAAAACTATTATAGTCAATATTTACATCAACACTATTTTCTTGTAATAAAGAAAGAAGTTGTTGATATGAAGATGATATTTCAGTAGATTGAATTGAATTTAAGCTATAATATGGAGTAGTTAAATTAGCTTTATCGCTTAAACCAATTGTAATATTTGGACCTCTTAATAAATTTTCTGGGGCTTCAGGTGTAATTTCAGAACCAATATTTACATTATATGTTACAGGATCTGATATTGCTTGAACAATCCAAAATTGAGTTTTTTCATCAATTTCAGTTGAAAGAGGTTCATATAATTTAATTAATAAAGTTGGAGTAGGAACATTAGTTTCTAAAGCAACGTTTACCGCTATTAATGTTCTATTTTCACCTAGATTCAAATAAAAATCATAGTAAAAGTTAGAGACATTAGAATCATTTATATATCTAAGAAAATCTTGTTGAAGTTGAACCGCAGAAATATCATTAGTTACAGCACGAAGTTCTGTTCTACTTGGAGAAATTTCTTTAATAAAAAACTTAACTAATGGACTTGAAGAAAATAGTTTTCTATAAAATTTATAGACAACATTCATTTCTCCGTTTCTAAAACCTGCCTGAATTAAATCAAAAGCAGGATCAACTTTAATTTGGTTATATAAAGCTGAACTATCTGAAGTTAAGTCAACAGTATAATTAGCGTAATTATAATTTGAACCTAAAAGTTGTTCATTAGGATCATAAAAGTGAGCCTCTATATAATCATTAGGTAAACCAAATTCCTTAACAATATACGCCGATTTGATTAATTCTCTATCTTGTGGCAGTATTGTTTGAGTTACAAAATCGGTTGATTCTACTAATTGTGTTTCAATTATTTGTTTCTCCATTATGAAGTCGGGTTAGAACTTAAATCTACAATTGTTTGGTTTGCATCTAATAATTCTTGTCTTAGTGTGTTAATTTCTTCTAATAAAGCATTTATTTCATCATTTTGAACAGTTTCACCTATATATTCAGAACTTCTTTTTACTAAATATTGATGTGAGTTTACTTCTCCTTCTACTGGGATTTGATAAAATAAATCTTCATAAAATTGAAAAAACTCAGGAACTGTAGGTTCAAATGATGAAGTAGGAGCAGATACAAATTCAGTAAATTCAGTATCAATTACTCTTGGAAAAGTAATTTTTCCATATACTTCTTTTGTCATTTGAATTGTTTGAGTATCAGGGGTAATAGCATTACCTACTCCTGAACCCAACACAGCAAATTGAGATGAAGTAATATAATTAACACTAGGCATTATCTAACAATTTTAAAGTAATCACCTGGATTCTCAAACACTAAAGTTTGAGAACCAATAATAGTTTTAATCATTATCTGATAATATCTTTCAGGTTCTAAACCATTCATATAAACATCAAAATAATTACTTGTTGGATCAGCACTAATTTTAGTATTATTACTATCAAAGTCTATTACCATTTCTTCAGTATTTAAATCTTTTAAAGCCCAGTAACTTGAAGAGGGTAAAAATTTATTATTTAAATATACTGAAGAGGTTTGGAATGAACGAGTAGGAAATTGATCTCTACAGAAAATTCTAAATCTATAAACTTCAGTATCTTGTATTTCAGATTGGTTATTTCCAACAGTTACAATTGATTGGCTTACAGTACTAATTACTGTTCCACCCCCATTATTATAAACTGAATCATTCCATCTAATTTGTAATTGTGGCGGATAAATAGTATGAGTATCCATTGAAAAGAAACTCAATTGTTGAATATAGTCAGGATTAAATTCTTGACTATCTGTGTATTTAACTATAAATCCTTCATTACCAAAAGCTTCGGGAGAAGTACCATATACACTATGGCTATACCAAGCTGTAACTATAGGAGTTACATTAAAATTAGTATCTTTATCTGATGTATAATTAAAAGATTGGCTTGAGTGAGGATTAATAAACCAGTTGCCTCCACCTCTTTGTATACCATTATCTGAGGCAGTTACATTTGCTTGGAAGCTTGAAGTTTGCCAAGCGTTATTAGATTCAGATGAGCCAGCATATGTCCAAGAAGTTCCATTTGTTGTTATAGGAATATCAGCTAATCTACCTGTTCCCATTGTCCATGACTCAGAAACAGCATAACATTCTAAAGTATAATTTTGAGGTAATTTAGAAGCATTAGCTAAAAATAAATTCAAAGATGCAGTATATACACCTCCACCAGCTACATCAACTAAATCATCTAATGCATAATTTATTTGATTTTGTGAAAATTTCACTAAAGCCCTAGTAACTGAAGGGATTAAATTTAAATTATCAATAGTAGCAGGGTCGTTAAAGGTAGAAATCTCTAAAATTTCATCACGTCCTGTATTTTGAATAGGACTTTGCGACCAAATAAATGCATCTTTATCAGGAAATATGTTGTAAATAGCCATAGTCTACTTTATCTTAATATAAATATAGACTTTCTGCCTTTTTAGTATGTTACTACCTTACCTTGTATATCAGTATCAGGATATCTTATTTCAAAAATACTCGGATCTAATGAAGGGTATAAAACTCCTTTAATAGTTGCGGCATTAATATCATAAGCATATTTTGAATAACCCTGGTTTTCCCCAACTAAATTTACAATTTGTACGCTTTGTACAGTTTGAACACCTTCAACAGTGTCTAATAATGTATAAAGATTAGGTAAAATAATTGGTTGATTAATTTGCCATCTATCTATAAAGAAGAAATCTTTAAGAGTAGTTAAACAGTTATTTAATACTAGTTTATTATTAAAACTTGGTCTAACTACAATTTCAAAACTAACTCCAATATTAATGATAAATGGATCTTTAATTACAATAGCATCAGTTAATACTCTATATTGGTCTAAGAAAGTCTTTAAATTTTGTTTTAAAGCGGGAGTAGCATAATTTAGCTTATTATCATTATCTTTAGATAATATATAAAGTTGTAAAGCTAAAGGATTTAAGTTAGCTGTTAATCCAGTATTTTGAGTAGTTTGAGTAATACTCATTTCTTGGGTAATATATGCTTTTGATACTACACCATATTCAGCAGGTAAACTTAATGCTCTAACTAGATAGTCATCTTTAGTTACTGCTCTTAATTGAGTAGGATAAGCTGAAAGTGTATTTAGTCTTAAATCATCATTACTATCTCCATCTCCACCTCCTACAGCTGTTCTAAGATTATTAACTGCTAATGAAGTTAATACAGTTGCTGCTTGAGCAGAATTTAAAGTACTACCTCCAAATAATGAAACTGAACTTGAAACAACTGTTTGTAGGGTGTTTTGAGGAACGTTTGATTCAGCACCACCACCAGTCAAATATTGAATTGTTAAAGTTGTATCTGATGGAGCAATACCATAAGTTTTTGTATATAAAAAGTTTGAAGGATCAAATGCAGTTGTTAATTTATTTACCCCATAAGGTAATCCTAAACCTACGTTTTCAGGATTAGGTACTATTTCTTCATCTGCACTGTTTGAGATACCAGCACCAAATTGTAATTCTAGTGTATTATTGTCTCTAAATCGTTTAACAAAACGTCTTGGAACCTTCATTAATTTTAATAAATAAGGAACTTGATCTCTATATTGATATAAATTAGGATCATTTAATACTGTATTATCAGAAGGAACAAATATTGTTTCTTGAGCTAAATAAGGTACTTCATACCATTTATTATTATCACTATCTGTACATTGTATAACAGTAATAATTCTATCAGCATCAATAGTTATAGTTGGAAATTTTTCAGGATTACCAAAATTAAATGTTTGGGTTTGTAATGTACCGGCTACAGCTAATGTTTCTTTTTGTAATAAATAATATGATGGATTATTAGCTGAATCTAATGAAAATACAGATACAGTAGTTGGATCATAAGAAGCTGAAAATGTAAAATCAATTTTTTTAGGACAATAAAATCCTATTTGAGGATTATTTAATGCTGATAATTGCATTCCCTCTTGAATAATCATTGAGTAATTAAAATCAGGAACATATTCACCTGATATTACTACTGAAGGAACAATTTGATATATTTCTACAATTGTAGAAGCAGCTGATGTAACTTTAGGTTCGTATCCTGCTTGGTAAGCTAATGCTAATAAGTTTCTTTTTTGTTTAGCAAATTGAGTAAAATTTTCTTGAATTTGACTATCTGCATAAAATGCAAGAACATCACCTATATAAGATGCTTGTTCTATAAACATCATACCAGGAGATGCTTCACTAAAATCATTATAAGAATTAGGATAATAAGTTTTAGCAAAGTTTATCAGTTGTTGTTTAAACGTGCCAAAATCTTTATTAATATAAGTTACTTGTTTAGTCTCAGCCATTGTTAAAAGTTATTTGTATATCATCTTCAATATTTGTTTCACTTAAACTATATCTAAAATATATTTGAATTGTATTATGATCAGGTGAACCTTCAACTCGTAAGTCATCAATTAATATATTAGGAAAATAGGTTCCTATTTCCTGAGTGATTGAGTCATTTATGGTATTAAAAGATTCAGCCGTAATTTGTTCAAAAATTTGTGCTCTTAAATTAGCACCAAATGTAGGATTAAATGGTCTTTCTCTATCATTAGTTAAAAACCAATTTAATAAATTAGATTTAACTGCTTCTTTTGTAGTATAAGTAGTATTAATACCAGTAAATCCATTAAACGGGACTTTAATACCAATACCAACTGATGGTTTTGTATCTAATGGGTTAATATTTTGAAAAATATATCTTGCCATTATATTTTACCTTTTTCTTTTAAAGCGCCCATCATTTTACTAAAATCAGGAACGGCATTGATTTGAACTTGGTTAATATCGGCTGAAGGACGAGCAGTTGCCATCATTTGATCAACTGATTCTACGGCAGGGGCTCCACCAAAAGCATTCATCATTTCAGAACGATAACTATTAACATTATTTGAATCAAAGTTACCTATTGATTTCCATTCATCTCCTCCAACGGTCATGCTCATTTTTGTTTCGTTTAATAAATCAAGCATTGGATTACCTGTAGATTCAATAACGGGTTGTTTAGTTTTTTGGTCCATTTCTTCAAATAAACCACTAAAAGCACGTCCTGGTTTAGCTACCCCTTTAGGTTGTTCAGTAACTTCAGTAAGTAAAGATGGTAATTCTTCACGAAGCGCGCGTTTTACCTCTTCTCTTATTAATTTTCTAAATGTTTCAACTTTCATATATATAAATATTTACAAAATCATAATTTATTTACATAAGTTATTTCAGCGCAATGTTAATGGATGATTGGCTGGCTTTCCATGCTTCTTCGAAATCAGATTCGTCAAATTGGTCAAAT